CGCCTATTGTTGTTGACGCAGTAGAAGAGTTTGTCTTTATAGTAAGTATGCCGCCGCTGACGTCAATATTGCTAGTAGTTAGTAAATTAGTTGTAATATCTCCAGTAATCCCGTCTATTACTAACGTACTATCGTCGGAAAATACTGATCCAGTAAGGTCACCGGTTATTGATCCTGTTAATACCGATCCTGAAACTAAAGTTCCTGTTACATCAGCATTGCCTGTAACATCAATACTTCCAGTAACTTCAAGTATACCGTCACCAGCAGTTATACTATCTGTAATCATAGTATTAGATGTAATATCTCCAGTAGACGTAATGTTACCTGTAATAATTTCATTGCTAATAACATTATTAGTAACAGTTAAATTACCAGTTGCATCAATATTTCCTGCTGTTATATCTCCAGTTGTGCTGTTATAGACTACAGTACTATTAGAAATAAGATTGCCGCCCATGTCGATATTACCAGACATAGTGGCATTGTTTATTGTTAAGTTTAAATTGTCAACATCTAATATTACACTACTGTCTGGACTAATAATATTATTAATAACTTCTAAATTACCAACTGATGCTGTAGTTTCTACATTAATAGCTACGGCATACAAATCTTTCCAAGCAGCACCGGCAGCACCTAAATCGTGTATTCCGTCAAGACCGGGTATTAGATCGCTTCTAATTTGGCCTCCAACAATAACATTATCTTCAACTCCGTCGCCTAAATTAATATTACCTGTTGCAGTAATATTACCGTTAACACTAATATTACCAGTTCCGGTAATATCGTTGCCATTTAAGTCTAAGTTTGACGATAATGTAGGATTTGTGTCATTGACTAGTGCACCGGAAACTAAAATTCCGCCCTGTGATAACGTTGGGCTAGGTGAAATTTTACCTCCAACAAATAACTGATTTGTATCAGTTGCATATATAAGTTCGCCTTCTGCGGGCGTAATACTTTGTCTTTCAGCGTCTGTGCCGCGTCTTATCTGTAAAGCCATCTTAACTCCTGGAATACCTTGTTACAAGTATTTATGCCTTTTCTAATATAAGTCATCTTCTTTTTTTAAGAAATTGTGCAGTACGCTTTTTTACGTCTCGTTTAACTCGGACAGTGTCTAATCTAAAATCTACATTTTCGATAACATCTTCGTACTCGATTAGAAGAGACTCAATTGCTTCCTCTAGATTAATTTTTTCAGAGTTCTTTTGTGTATCAATTTCCCATATCTTGCCATCTACAAATGTAACTCGAATACCCTCTAAATAGTCAAGAGGAACCACATCTATGTCTACGTCTTTAAATATTTCTGGCCAGTGATCGATAACTTCTTGAGGTAACTTTTTATTATCAGACAATTTTTATGTTTTCGTTTTGGCTTTTTTCTTTGTTGGTACCAGCTCTTCGGCTTTATCTCGCAATGCCTTTGCTTCTTTATACATTCTATCAGCATCGCTTCTGTATTTAGCCGCTAGTTCACTATCTGTAAGAACTTCATTAGTTGCAACACTTGCTGCTTCGATAATCTCCTTTGGAGTATCGACTTTATCAAAGTCAATAGTTTCTGTAACAACTTGTCTATCAGCAACTTGTTGTGCTGCTGACTTCTTTCTTGCATTAGGGTCTTTTATTGCAAGATCTGCTACAGTAACACCTTGCTGTTCTGCAATTAGATTATTAAGTTCTGCTAGATTAATGACGCTTCTAGTATCAGGAGTCATTTCTACATCTGCTGTAGCTACCTTAACCATTTTACCAGTAGCGTGAAATGCAGCAAGCATATTACGACCGTCTGAAAGTTGAGATCGCGCCATAACATCTGCAAATTCATTTGATGATTGTGCTGCATCCGATTCTACAGTTTTCATTAACGTATCGTGATCAGCAGCTTCTAAATTTTCTGTAGTTACAACGACAGCACTTTCTGGCTCACCAGGAACTACACGATATGCTACTACTACTTTTCTTTTATTTTTAGCCATACGGCCTACATGCTTAATTGCCATTTTATTCTCCTTGAGACTGCTGTTGCGAAACTTGTGTTAGAAATGTATCTAGTTTATTATAAACTTGTCCAACTGACATAAGTTCGTTGCCTTTAAACGCACCTCGTTGTGTTGCAACATCAATAATTTGTTTAATTGCCTGCAGATCTTGCACAGTTAGCTCTGCACCAGATTGCTCTTGAGCTTGCTCTTGAGCTTGTGCTGCTTCAGTTGTTGCTTCTTCTGCTTTAACTTCTTTAGACATTTATGTTCTCCTATAGTTATTAAATGCTATGTTTTATTTACTTGTATTTCAAATGTGGACAAGCCAAAGTGAAATAAGAAAGTTCTTTAGGTTCTTCAAAACCAACCTTTATTAAAGATTGATAAGGATTAGCGTTATTAAACGAAACCGACTTGCCGTAGTAAAATCTACCTCGTAAGTTTTTAGTAATCCATTTTATAATAGTTTCTTCTAAATTGTACGAAAGTCCTAGTTCAATATATTCAAAATGAGGCGGCGGAACCTTTAATTGCCTCACTTCAAAAAAGTTTAATGGATTTGGTTCTTTTATCTGGCTATTCATAATGCGCAGTTTGTCCAAATGGCGCTTGTACGTTTTTATCATGGTGGCTGTGAATAACAAACACAGTGTCGCAATAGTCTGGATCACCCCAGCTGTCCCAAGCATAGCCGTCTGTAAACATAATGAACTTCTTAGGCACATAGCCTGTTTCCTTCATATATTCCCAGTTTGCCATAAAATTAGTGCCACCACCGCCTTTAATTTCATAGTCTAGCAAGTCTTCGCCACTGTCTGAACTAAAATCTTGCTCATTATATACCGCAGTATCAAAACACCATATTTTAATATTATAATCTTGATATTCGTCCATAATGCCTTTAACTTCTCCTAGAAAGTCTTCTGCTTGAGTATTGCTAATACTTCCGGACATATCAATACTAACAGCAATATCAATAGTATCTTGAAAGTTCATTCCTGGTAAAATAGCGCTACTCATCTGTCCTTTGCGGCTAGGGCGACTAAACGTGTAGTCGCTTTTAATAGTGCTTTGGATCTGCTGACGTAACAGTTCACGCCAGTTCATCTTAGGCTCAGTCAACTGTTTGATCATACGCTGTACGCCTACAGGAACATTACCTGCACCAGCTGCTTGTGCAGCCGACAGCATGTTTTCTTTGATCTCGTCTTTGATCTGTTTCATTTCCTCGTCGGAAAATTTAGGCCTACGCTTACTTACATTGTTTCCGTTGCTGTCTTTTCCTTCACTTTCTTCACCAGATGAACTGCCTTCGTCACCTTCGTCCATGTCAAGGTGCTCGTCTAGCATTTCACCAAGTTGCTTGAGTGCTTCTTCACCGTTCTTTTTAGCTTCTTCGAACAGCTCGTCATAGACTTCTTCACTAGTCCAATCTTCGTATTTGAAGTCTTGAAAGCAGTCTACAATCTTAGGTTTCTCGCCAATGCGGTCACGTACTAGAGTGTTGTTTACAATATAGTCAGCAGCAATGTTATACAGCATAGGATTGCGATCTTCGCCGCCAAATCCACGCCGTCCTAAGTGATCGAATACCATATGCAAAATTTCGTGTGCAACAACAAACTCAATTTCTTTATTATCCATATCATTAAAGAATTGTGTGTTGTAATAGAGGTTGCGGCCATCTACTGCCGCAGTAGGTAACCAATCGTCTGCCGCTAAGATTTTTAAACGTGTAGCCATGTTACCGAAGAAAGGATGGCGTAGTAGAAGTCCTACACGAGCGGTAATAATGCGATCGAGTACTTCTACACGCATTACTTCAAGTTGTTCCTCAGTAATATTAGGATCTGGAGTCCAGTTTTTAAGTTTACTTGCGGTATCTTTAGTAGCCATTATTACACTCTCTTTTAACTTATACATATATTATAACATCTATAGTATATATGTCAACCTTTATTTAAAATCAAAAGAACGTACGAGCTCAAAGGAACCCGTACGGTTTGTATTAAGCCTGGTTTGCAGCCTTAATATATTTGCCATAACGATCGTGGAACTCGTCAAAACATTCAACTGCATCAACATCAATTGGCAATTGATATTGGGTTAGTGCAAGCTTGATGCCCATAACAACTAATTCAGTGTCAAAGTTATCCATTGAAAACCGCAGAAAGTTGTTAACTTTTTCATCAAACTTTTTGTCGTTTGCATCACAAGCTTCTTTAAGTTCGTAGCACAAGGATACAGTTAAAGAGTACATAGCACTGATCTCTTTAGACTTCATTTCTTTTACTTTGCCTGTTAAGATGTCAGTAGGGTTAGGCATGCTAGATGCAACCTTACGGTGTGCCATAAACTTAACTGCAAGACCTTCGCCGACTGCACCTGCTACAAGATCTGTAGTAGTGCTTTCGTCGAGTCCGTCATCTAGCAGTTCTGATACAAACGACCACGAACGAGGCGTAGCAAATGAACGGCTTGCGCTCTTAGGATCAAAGTCATACAAGTCTTTCTTAGCAAAAGTCAAGTAACCTACTACATCGTTGTTGATACGGTTGTCAACAGCCCATTGGAACCAGTCGTCAAAGTTAACAGCAAGTTCCAAATGGATAAAGCGGTTAGCCAACGGAGCAGGCATACGATATGTAACGCCTTTGTCAGCTTCGCGGTTACCTGCCGCAACAATCATAACATTGTCAGGCAACTTGTATTCACCAACACGACGGTTAAGAATTAATTGATATGCTGCCGCTTGCACACTGGGCGCCGCCGAGTTCATTTCATCTAGAAACAATACAATGTTATCGTATTGTGCTGCCATTTCTTCGCTTGGCAGTTCGCTCGGAGCTCCCCAAACCATTGTACCTGAGTTACTGTCAAAGTAAGGAATACCTTTAATGTCTGTAGGTTCCCAAAGACTCAAACGAATGTCAATAAGATGTGAGTTAGAAAAGCTATTGGTAATTTGTGCTACAATGTCCGACTTACCAATTCCTGGAGGTCCCCACATGAAAATAGGACGTTTTTTAGACATAGCATGACGAATGCTGTTTTTTGCTGCATTTGGGCTAACAGTGCGTGTTGCAGTATCCATAGTATATTCCTCTGTGTGCTTTGTTACTATACATATATAATAACATCACTACAGTAAATGTCAACCATTTTCTGAATCTTTTTTCTGTCGATTCATTGCTTTTGTGAGTCCGTACTTGCGAATGTCTCCAGAGAAAAGATGCAACTCGAGCGCTTTTTTCTCATCAAGTACTGTGATGCCTCGGCTTCCCATATAATACGGACAATCGATAAATTTGTCTAAAAATAAAATAGATTGTGTAGTTAAAGAAAAATCAACAGGATACGGAACATCATATGTTGATATCTGCAGATCTTCTATAACAACTCTAATCCCTTCGTCCGTAAGCCGCAGTCCGCCTTGTTCTTTGACTCTAGTGTTTTGCCACCATACAGGTATATACTCTTTTAGAGTTACATCATTAACAGATTTATCTAATTGTTTTAAGAAAATCTTAGTGTATATTTCTTTCCAGTTCATCAATCTAAAGGAACAACCTCTCCCATAGTTAACATTCGTACTTGGAAGTCGTTACAGGAAAATAGGTCGTTTAGTTTTTTGGCTAGATTAATTGCGTGGCCAGGATTAGAAAATGACACTTTTTTATATTTAGGCCCAGGGTAACTAGTTAGCATATTAGAACTTTTAAGATTAAACGGTTTATCTTTATAGAAAACAGCCCAAATAGCATCTGCATGCAATACTTGTTCTGCTCTATATGTTTTTTTATCTACGTGTTCTAAAAGTACGTTAGGTTTAGGTCTACTCATATGCGTAATTCCTTAATTATATACGCATATATTTATCTTTTTTATTTATAAACTACGTAGTTTACTTAACCTGCGCCTCACTTTTATTTTCCATAAAAAATAAATTAAATGATAAAAAGGAAAAGTTAAAGGTACTTGATAACAACGAGCACCTTTAACCACTAAACAATAAAAGATGTAGGAATTGCCGATTCGCGTAAACCCTACAATAGACATTTACTTCCAGTCGCTTTCTGTACTTCCTAACTGTACAATAATATTATCTTCGTTCCTAGACGAAGATCTAATTAGCAAGTCTTCTAGATCACCATTTAACCGAGCTAATACTTCGCCCAGCGTAAATGCTATTCGTTTTGCATTTTGAATATCTAGTTTTACTTCTTTAGAATTACTTGCATCTGCTGACTTTACTTGCTGCATAAATTGTTGTAAAGGAATAGTATTAATTGGTTCACTTTGCATTTGCTTTTGATAACTCCTGTTTCATTTCTATTTCGGACTTAAACGGACCTTTTGATTCATAACGTTCTATAGTAATTAATTTAGGACAAAACGATTTAACCCATCCTTTGTCAAATCGAATAATATAGTATCCGGCACAATACAAACTTTTTGATTTAACACTTTTAGTAAACAACGGCAACTTTTGTTTTATGTCATACATATCATTAAATGGTTTACAGCTAGTAGGATAACCGTGAATTTCTTTAATGTAAGATTCTTTTATTTCTAACTTTTCCCAGGCTAAACTTTTACCAAATTTTCTACTTAGTTGATTCTTATTGTAAAAATGTGTTCCGGAAGAATCACTTAGCATGTATTGGTCGTCGTTAAAGGATAAGGTGCCTACTCGTTGATTATCTTTTTCAACAATCCAAAATTTACCATTTAATACTTCTTTAGCTTTTACTGTCATTTAGGGTACCTCGCTTGTAATGCTTCTGCAAAATATTGTGCCTGATCTGCAATGCGCTGTAGATCCCATTTAGCACAAAACTTCATAAGACGCATACCAACTTGTGTAACGTCCTTAGGTTCAACTTCTGCAATAGTGTTATTAATTATCTCTCGAATGTCTTCAGGTTGTGCTGTCAAGTCACACAGCACAACATTGCGATTATAGTCATCTAGTACACGATGCTCGTTACCGTTATGATCTGTCCAACGCTGTAGCATCATGTTGTTCCAATTGTAGCCTTTTGTACTCTTGTCTTCAAACGCTTCAATAAGTCCTACTTTGTTTTTAGTGCCTTTTTTACGCACACCTGGATAAGCACTGAATACGTTATCACTAGTATCGCCACGCATACACTTCTCAAACAGCATAAAGTCAGGCTCGGGAGCAGGCTTAATCTCTTTAGTCTTTTTATCAATTACGGGCTTGCCTTTGTCATCAAAGTAGCCTTCGTGTGTAATAGTAGTATTACTTACTCCGTTGTACTGCTTACAGTTAGGCGCAATAAGTTGTGCAAAGTCACCATCTGTACTAACAATAACGTGATCATCATCGGGATGTGCTTGCACCCAACCTGCAATCAAATCATCTGCCTCTAGTTGCGGATGACGCATAACTGTACAGTTAGTGCGTTCTGTAACAAATTCTTTAAACTCGTCAAAGATTTCAAAGAACAAAGTGTCTTCTTCTTGCTGTGCAGGAGTCATAGCGTCACGAGTAACTTGTCTGTTACGCTTGTAAGGTTCATAAAAGTCTTTGCGCCAGCTACGTCCTTCCAAGCAGAACACAACATGATCTGCGTCAAAGTCTTTCCATGCTTTCTTAATACTATTAAATGTTGCATGTAATGCCATGCCTAGCTTTGTATCAAGATCACCTCGAACTGCATGTCTTGCACGAAAGAATGTGTTCATTGTGTCTACTAGAATATAAGTTGCCATTGTATTGCCTTGTACTGTGTTAGTTTAAATGTAGTATAACATGTTTACACACGGTTGTCAACTAACTTCTGACTTACCTTTGTCTATTGGCACTACGTTAATGTGCCCCATTCCGCGTTCGGCGTATTGACCTTCGTCTACAAGCATTTGACTTACAATAGTTTTAAACCAGGCATCGACTATTTCTTCTTGTGACTCGCCGCTATATCCTGCGTCTAACAACTGTTCAATAAACTCATTATTCCAATCGAGCTCAAAGAAACCGTTCTTAATATTCTCAGGATTTACTTGTGTGTCTAGTACAGCAACCCATGCTTCACCTGCTTCAGTAGCTTCTTGTTTTTCTGCTTCAAGTGCTTCGCGACGAAGTTCTTCTGTAGTCTTTTCAACTACAGGTTCTTCAATTTTCTTTTTAAGACCTGCGTCTCTTACTAGTTTATTCCACCAACCCATTACAATAATCCTTTTTCTCTTAGTTCTTCGTCTAACGGTTTTTTAATCTTAGCAGTCATAGCACGTTCGTGCTGTGCATTTTTATATGCCATAGACTGTTTAAGTTCCCCAGGCATTTCCGAATAATGAGATGTGGAGTCTTGGAGTGAATCGCCAACCTCTTTCCATACAGGCTTCCGCCACGTCTTTAACGTTGAGGGAATATTCTTCACTGCGTCCGCCCAACGGCATAAGGTATACCGGACATTGTACCCCGGCAGTTCTGTAAGCGTCCACAGCTCTTTCGACTTCATCAAAGTCACCTTGAGTAGCGACAACAAACTTAAGATACATGTCACTACCGTCAACAAGGCTATACTCGCGAGCAATATCAGGCTTAATAGCAGTCTCCCAAGGTTCTCCGCTAACGCTAAGTTTTGGGGAACAACTCCAAGTGACTGTAAATCTGTCTTGATTGCTAAGATACTCGTAGAACTCGTTGTGTAAAGGTTGTGTAGTGTTTGTTTCAAATGTGACATTTTTAAGATCCTGCATGCGTGGATGTTCAAATAGATCTACGTATAGTCGTTGCCACGCTAACAACGGCTCGCCGCCTGTAAGGATAAGATGTACGTCTTGTCCGTTTTCTTGCACCCACTTGCCATTAGGAGTAAGTGACAACAAGTGTTCAACTACTTCGTCAATAGTTGCTTGTTTATTAAAGTGTTTAAACTCAGGATAGATGCTTGCATATGTATCACAGCCTGTGTGAATAATAGGCAAGTCCTCAAACTTTTCTGTAGTTTCGTGTACACCTGCATCAATCAATGCTTTTACTTCCGCATTGTATCTTTGTCCTTCTGCATGTAATTCTGTTCGATTCTTTTTAGTATCAACACCAAAGTTCATACAACGGAAGTTACAACCGAATGTGCGTAGGAATACACTGGGTACTCCTACAAACTTGCCTTCACCTTGTACGCTATAAAACGCTTCTGAATATCTTAGTTTCATTGCTGGCTTTCTATTAACTGCTTCATACGACGGATAACCTTTTTCAAATACTGGAGCTTCCATTAGCAACTAAACTCCTGTTGTAGTTTGATGTTGTCAAAGAACTCTTTCTTTGTACCGGGATCGTCTTTGAATGAACCCTTTAGCACAGTTGTCTGTGTAAGACTGCTATGTGCCATAATGCCACGATTCTCACAACAGCCGTGTGTTGCTTGAATATACACACCCAAGTGTTCTGCGCCAGTTGAATAAGCAATCTCACGTGCAATATCGTTAGCAAGTTCTTCTTGCAGCGTACCACGTCGAGCGCACCACTGTGCAATACGTGTGTACTTAGACAGTCCGATAAGTTTATCTGCGGCAATAATACCAATGTATGCAACACCGCTCACTGGCTGGTGATGGTGACTACACATACTTTTAAGTTCGCTTCGTACAACAAGCATACCTTCATAACGATCGTCTGAGTCATTTGGAAATGCTGTTGCATCTGGACGGTAGTCGTAACGTCCTGCCATAATTTCATTAAAGTACATCTTAGCTAGTCGGCGTGCTGTGCCTTTTGAATTAGGATCAGTATGTCTATCAATTACTAGCGTGTCTAATACAGTTTCAAAAGCTTCTGTAGCTTCTTCGATCAGTTGTTCTTTATCGCCGTCTTGTAGCAAGCGAGCAATATTATCGCCAGCCCAGTAACGCTTGTCTGCGGCTTTACAGCGTTCAATAATTTCTTCGTATTTTTTCATTTGTTTCTCCGATGTTTAGGCAGTGGATTGCCGTGCATACTGTAATTTATTATATACAGTATACACTTATTTAGGCAAGTTGTCAAGTATATTATGCAAAATATTTGTCAAGCATTTCTAGGCGATCATTTGCGCCAGCCATCTTATCAAGTTCTTCTTGAATAGCTTCTACAATATCACTATGTTCACCAATGCCTGTAGCATTGTTCATGTATACCATAATGTTAGTCTTTGCTCTTTCGAGCTCTCCTTCAGCATGCATACGTGCTGCTTTTACTAATTGTTCCTTCAAAATCATTTCCTTTCCTTTTATATGATTTAATATTCGCCTACATTTTCCCAAGGATAAACTAACCAAACATCTTCTTCTGCTTTGTTAATTTCGTGACAAGTGTAACGCACATTATCAAACTCACTTGCATCATTATTTGTTAGTGTAGCAAATCTTACATTTGCAAGATCGCCATTCCACACACTGTTCCAACCATTGTCCTCATTTGGTAAACATCCGCTCTGCCAGTCTTGTTTGATCCAGTTAAATGTAGCACCGGTGTCGTTGATGTCGTCTACGATAAGAATGTTTTTACGTCTTTTGTTATCCCAGCGACATCCAACATCTTTTTGTTCTTCTGCGTCTACATAACCAAACGCATCTTCCGCCATCCAAAGGTTACTTTCCGGACCCATTGCATCGTCACGCAAACTAACCTTCAGTGCTTCACAACGGATGTCCAGCATGTTGCTAAGGATAGTAGCAGGAATGTTGCCACCTCGTGTAATACCTACAATGTAGTCAGGACGCCACGCATCTTTGTACATCTGTAGAGCAATGTTTACACAGGCGTTCTCTACATCCTGCCAGCTGTAATAATGTTTTTTAATCATTTGCCACCTTTTGCATCTTTTTCTGCTTTACTAAGTTTGTTGTTCCAAGTATTGTTACTAATGCCAAGTTCACTGGGCATAGCTTTAGTTTTACCTTTAGTAACCTCTCCGCCCTTAGCAAGAAACTCTGCCTTCAT